TGCTGGAAAATTATTTAGCAATGAAGCCGTTAAAGCTGCTTTATATAAAGGTGGTTTTGTTTTTAACCCACAACATCAAGTAATGTTTTCTGGTATTGATTTTAGAAAATACCAAATGGATTTTGTTTTTACACCATATTCTGCACAAGAAGCTGCAACAGTAAACAATATCATCAAGGCCTTTAGAAGAGCGGCCTCACCGACCAAAATTAAAGAAGCAGCTGGTTTGTTTTTTAATCCACCATCAGTTGTTGAAGTTGATTTTACTTTTAACGGAAAAACTAATAAAAACTTGAACAAAATAAAACGAAGTGTATTAGAAAGTGTAAAGGTAGATTATGCACCTAACGGATGGGCAGCATATCAAGATGGTCAACCAGTACAAACGAAGATGACTTTAGAGTTTATGGAACTAGAATTGGTTACCAGAGCAGATATTGAAAACGGTTTCTAAAAATGCAATACTTTAAAACTCTACCAAAATTAATATCAACAAACAATGGAAATTCTGTTGTTTTAACCAATCTTTTAGCTAGGTCAAGTATTATACAGAACCTATTGACCAATTCTTTGGTGTTCTATAAGTACGATATACAAGATGGTGACACACCAGAAATTGTAGCCTACAAGTATTACGGTGATGCGTACAGATACTGGATTGTGTTGTTTTCTAATGAAATGTTAGACCCACAATGGGATTGGCCATTAAATTCCAGAGATTTTCAGAATTATATTGTAAGCAAATACACGACTTTTAATCCATATAGTACTATACAGGGTTATACACAAACGACTACACAGTTTGATTACAATACACAGACGACAACCGTAAACACGGTTAATATTAGTCAGAACACTTTCAATACATTTACACCAACAAATGTAACGGTAACTTTACCAACAGGAAAAGTATCTATTTCTAAGACTGTTAGTTCTATCAGTTATTACCAGTATGAATTGAATTTAAATGAATCTAAAAGAAATATCAGCCTATTAAACAATCAATATGTAAACCAAATAGAATCTGAATTCAAAAAATTAATGAGCGCATAATATGGCAGACCAAACCGCAAGTCCTGTTTCAGAAAGTCCTGGTGCTTTTTATCCACAAGACTTTAATATACAAAAAATGACTTTGTTGACCGATGCTGGTCAAACATTTGATTTGAAGAATATGATGTATGAGTTTTGTTACTTTGAGGACATCTATAGTTTTGCCGTTTCTGGTTATGTTATGATTAAAGATGCAATTGGTATCATTGAGAATTTTAGACTAAACGGTAACGAATTTATTGAAATCAGTTTTAGTAAAGCCAAAGGCGCTGATGATTATAACACTCAAACATATAGAGTATACAAAGCTGGAAATAGAAAGCCTTCTGGTAATTTGATGAGTGAAAAGTTTACTTTGTATTTTTGTTCCGAAGAAATGGTACTTTCAGAACAGGTCAGAATAAGTAAATCATATCCAGGTAAAGAAATTTATAAAATAGTTAATGATGTATTGGTGAATAAGTTAAAGGTTCCAGAAAAACGTGTCAATATAGAACCAACAAAAGGTGTGTATGACTTCATTGTACCAAGAATGAAGCCTTTTGAAACAATCAGTTGGTTATCAACTTATGCTAGACCTGCATCACAATCTATTGGTGCAGATATGTTATTTTTTGAAAATAAGAATGGATTTAATTTTAGGTCATTAACATCTATGATGAGTGGACCTGTATATGCAACCTATAAATACGAACAGAAAAACGTATCTAGTCCAGATAAAGCAGATGATTTTAACAATAAAATTAAAACAGTTCTAAACTATCAATTCGTTAAAGTTTATGATGCATTAAATGAGATTAGTTCTGGTACATATGCCAATAAACTAATTTCAATGGATCCGTTAACAAGAAATTATAAGATTACTAACTTTGATTATTCAGTATTTCAAAATAAGTTGGGCGGTACAAACACAAATGGTATTTTAAGTCCTGCCGTAAATAGATTAGGATTTACACAGAATCAGGCTTACGATAGTGTAATCAAAGTTGCATTTGGTAATGCTGATGAGAAAAGAGATCCATATGTAGCTGTAGCTGAGGCAGGTGTCGGACATGACATATATATTGAGACTTATGTACCATTTAGAACAGCACAAATATCATTGGCCAACTATACAGTAATAAAGATGACAATCCCTGGTGACCCTAATTTATTGGCAGGTTCTGTTATTACGTTTAATCTATACAGTTTAAATAATGTATCTTCAGGCAGAGAATTAGACAAATTTCATTCAGGAAATTATTTGGTAACTTCAGTAAGGCACGTTATACAAGATACGAATGTGTATCAATGTATTGTTGAAATTGCAAAAGGAACTTCACCGACAGGGTATGGCTCAGGTCCTTCTGAAATGACCGCAACAACTGATTTATTAAGTGGACCATAAACATGAATAATTTTTTAGGTAAAGACGGATATGTATGGTGGGTTGGTGTCGTAGAAGACATCAACGACCCATTACAATTAGCACGATGCAGAGTTCGTATCTTTGGTTGGCATTCCGAAAACAAGAATGATATACCAACTCAAGATTTACCTTGGGCTCAATCTAGTTTCTCACCAAGTGGCTCAAATAAGTGGTCAGTTCCAAACTTAGGTGATTGGGTGACTGGTTTCTTTGGTGATGGTATGTCTGCACAGTTTCCTATTATGACAGGAGTAATGCCTGGAATATATAGAGAGGCTGGTTCTGAGACTGGTTCAAGTGGTAATAAAGGTTTTCAAAACCCACAAACACCGGAACAAAAAGCTGCAGGACCTCAAATGCCTGCTGGACAGGTAAGATACACTAATGGTAAACCAACAACACCACCACTTGCAAGAGGTATTGTTGCGAATACAGCTGTAGGTGTACAAAATTCAAATATAACACATACTTGTGACTTTGCAAATGATTTAATTAAAAATAATCAATTAAAAAAATATTTAATGGCAGAAGCTCATCAAATCAGAGAAGCTATTCGTGCTATTATGAAAGCTTTAGGTTTTACTGATACTAGCGGCCAATTCACAGCTTTAACCAACCAACTGAAATCATTTGCAAGAGAGTTAAGAAGACTACAAAAAGATATTATTCAACCTATTTTAGATTTTGAAAAAGCCGTACTAGGATATATTACAACCGCACAAAAAATTATACAATGGATTTTAAGTTTACCTGCAAAATTGTTATCTTTATTGGCAGATTGCCTTAATAAATTAATACAAGGTGTTAAAAACATATTTACTGATATTTTATCAGGATCTTCAGGTAGTGGTGGTGAGTTATTATCTGCAGCTAAAGAAGTTGTGAGCGCAGGTAAAAATTTAGCATCATCTACTATCACAGCAGTTACTGGTGCCGCTGTAATTGCAACTGCGGCTCAAGCAACAGTACAACAAGCTGCAGCTGTAACTAAGATTCCTCAACAGTTAGCGTCTTCAGTATCATCTTTAGGAACCGTGGCAACTGCGGCAACTATTGGTGCAATGTCATCAGGAATTTCTAATATAGGAAGTTCTTTTCCTAGTGCAAATTCCGCAGTAATCTCGGCACAATCTTCTGCTCAACCATCTTCAACACCTTAACATTATGCCAACTAATAATATACCAGGATCTACTATTTGGGTGCAACCGGAATCGGCAGCCAATACGGATTATCCACCGCAATATCCATACAACAATATTCAGCAAACAGAATCTGGACATTCTTTTGAAATGGATGATACACCTAATCAAGAAAGAGTAAGAATACAACATCGTTCTGGTACTTTTATTGAAATGTCTCCAGATGGTAGTGAAGTACATAAAGTCTATGGAAATGGTTTTGAAATCACCGTACAAGATAAGAATATACAAATTGGTGGTTCATGTACAATTGAAGTAATGGGAGACTGCAATCTTCATGTCTTAGGTAATAAAAATGAGGTAATTGATGGAGATTACAATCTACAAGTGACTGGTGATATGGTTGCTCGGTGTAAAGGTACTGGCGGTATGCAATTAATATCAGACCAAGATATGGCTATTCGTGCAAATGAAAATTATGGCGGTCAACTGAGTTTATCGGCCGCTGATAATATATACATTAGTTCAGATTTAGTTGTTGGTGGCTCAATTCATGCAGATGTAATTACCGCAGAATCTCGTATAGGTACAGAAGCACTTGGTGGTGTATCTGCCGGTCTTGCAGGTTTTGTATCGCTAACTGGCGGTCTGTCTGTTGGTGGTTCGCCTGTGGCAGTACCAGGAACGGTATTGGCTTCTGTTAATGTAACTGCGCCTACTGCTAATTTTGGTGTTATGGATGCTGTTTTAATGACCGATTTGGTAAATACTTCAATATTTGACTCACATTTTCATATAGGTAACTTGGGTTATCCAACTAGTCCATCACTTTTACCAATGGTTTAAAGGAATATATTATGACTACAATTACAAATGGTTCAGGTGTATATGCAACATTAGGTTATAGTTTTAGTGACCCAAATAATGCCATACAACCACTTAGTGCAAATACTCAAACACACTTAAATACAATGCCACCATTTTTATCAACATGGCAGGCACAAGATATTGCACAAAATAATGTTGGAAGTTATTTTCAAAATCCAGTTGCAAATTCTTTGATTTCTATTGGTTCTTCAGCAAATTCTCTATTTTCTTCATCAAATACTTCATTAAATATTAATTATAAAGTCAAAGCTAATTTAGCTAACCTCACAATTGCGTGTACAAATCTTGTCGCAAATATGCCGACAGTAATAAACCATGCAGATAATTTATCAGGTATCAATGCAATAACTCAACAAAATATACCATATTATCAAAATGCAACAAGTTTAGGTAAAACCGCATTATATATTACCAATCAAACCGATGGAATAACAAATAATTCAACAATTCTTGGTAGTTTTGGTACTATTTTAATAGGTCCACAAATAAGTATACAAGCCAATACACTTGCAAATGATTTAATTACATTAACAAGCAATACTCTTCCAAATGGTTATTGTCTATTGTCAAACACTCAAATTATACAAATTACATCAGACGTATCAAATACTAATACTTTGTTAATAAATCAAAGAAACCAGGATGTAACTTTCTTTAATAACTTACAAACTTTGGTAAATAATTATAATACCACAAAACAATTCAATAACCTTGGTCAATCTCAATCATATTTACTGAATAATTTTATTGGAACACCAAAACTCATAAGTAGAATTAATTCTTAAACGAATTTTTAGACTATAAATAAAGAATGGCAACAATAAACAAAATATACTCGGATTTAGATTTCACCTTTACTAAGAAACCAGTAACGGGTGATATTGCTTTAAGTTATGATACTACAGCTGTAACCCGTTCTATCAGAAACTTATTACAGACAAGGCACTATGACAGACTGTTTAATCCGGATTTAGGCTCAAATTTAGACAATATCTTATTTGAGAATATGGGTCCAGTATCAGCAGGAATATTAGAGAAAGAAATTCTAAATTTAATCGCCAATTACGAACCAAGAGCAAAACTCACAACAGTAAGTGTTAATCCGTCACCAGACAAAAATGGTTATTATGTTACTTTGTCTTATTATTTGGTCAACGCAACACTACCTACAACAGTAACACTTCTACTAGAAAGAGATAGATAATATGGCAGGAGCTAACAGTAATATACAAGTAACAGATTTGGATTTTAATTCAATTAAAAACAATCTTAGAACATTCCTGCAATCACAACCGGTTTTGCAAGACTATAATTATGATGGTTCTGCACTATCTACATTGTTGGATGTTCTGGCATATAACACACAATACAATGCTTTTTACCTGAACATGGTTGCCAATGAGATGTTCTTAGATACTGCATTGGCACGTAATTCTGTAGTATCTCAGGCAAAATTATTGGACTATGTACCAAAATCTGCAATTGCACCTTCAGCCACAATCAATCTTAAGATTAATCAAGTCACACAAAGTTCTTTGACTTTACCTAAATTTACTAACCTATTGTCAGAAGCAATTGATGGTGTAAACTATAATTTTGTTACTACAGATTCTTATACGGTCAACGTACAGAACAATACG